GGTGTCTGCCAGACCGTCGATGCCAAATCTCACATAGTCTCCCTGTTGGCCAAGCGTGCGTCCCAACTTGGACCACCAAGATGGCGATTTGGCAGCCCCGTTGGTATGCAGTCCCAGTTTCATGCGTGGATTGACACTGCGCAACCACTGAAATATTTCCAAAGTGTCTTTGGCCACAATGGGATCGCCATAGTTCCCGCACATAAACAGTCTGTGCAGCTGCTTGACAAATTCCACAGGCATGATGCGTTGGATGTCGGCCAGACTCAGCTCTGTCTGAGGTAGAAACTCATTGTCCGGCCCTCCAAATTTGTTACGTCCACACATGGGACAACTGACATTGCATTTGCTGGTCAGTTCAAGATGCACAGTGCGTATGTCTGAATAATTATACATCATCATCATCCAACAGCAGTTTCACAGCAGCACCAGGACCCACACGGCTGGGCAAATCACCATGGGTTGCTATATACCATGTGATCACAGCTCTGTACCAAGCATGGCTGTCATGGGTGGCACATTTATTGAATTTCACCAGATCATGATTGCCCCAGCCTTGACCAGCGGCCAATACACGAGCTGCTTGTAGTTGCAGTTGCCTAATGGACAACTGTGAGAGATCTGCAGTCACTTGCGCCCTATCAACATGAATCGCTGATACAATGTACAGTCTAATTGTCCTTTATACAGCAATTGGCTCATGTCATATTGCTGAGCAAATTGCTCAAGAGTCTGCACAGTGTTGGTGTGTTGATCATTGTCATGCCAATCATTGTTCTGCAGTATCACCAGTCTGCCCCCTGGAATGGCATTCCACCAAGTGCGATCTTCAGTCATGTGATCACAGCTGGTGTTGATGATGGTGTCTGCAGATTCCTGCACAGTCTGCTGTGTGCCATTGTGTTTCACTGTTTGATATTGGCAGTTGTCGTATGTCAAACAGTTGACATTCAAGGTTGATGCTTTGAATTGCCAGCCATTTTTCACATAGACACGATTCAAGGTATCTGCCATGCCGGCACAGGCAGGATCTAGGTCAAAGCTGCGCACACTGCTGATTTTCAGCTGATCTCGGTGCATCAGCAGCAAATAGCCCAACACACCAACCCAACCACACAGAGTCCAAGTCTGTCCCAGACTCAGCCCCAGGTGGATGCAACTGTCAATCAGCCACTTTTTGCTGGCTATCTGTCCTTGGCTAAAGGCATCTCGGGTGTTGCAGATTTCAAAATTTTCATGCGCTGACAGGGCTATGTATCGTTCCAGAAACTGTTCCTGATCCGGCACCATGCGCAGCATGCGTTGCACATTGCGCAGATGCTGTTCCACAGAGCCTGTCATTGCATCAGTCCATGACGCAGAGGATTCAAATACACGCCTTTGAACCATTGGCTGTCCTCTGCACACAGTGTAGGCACGTGCATGTTGAACTCCTGCAGCATCAGAGCCTGCCACTGTGTGAGCTGCTCCTGCACGTCTCCCTGACCCACCGACTGCCAGCGAGCACTGAACCAATCATAGTCGTTGATCAGACTGTGGTTAATGTTCTGCAGATAAAGGTCACAGAAACCTTGCCTAGCACCCAGCATGGCCCAGTTGCCATTCAGTGCATCGCTGCCAACCGACATCCATGTCAAGAGTTTGCTTCTGTTGGTGTACCAAATTGAGCCAAGGTCGCGTCTCGGATCCTGCATGGGTCTGCCTTGAATATAGCTCATCTTCACACCCTCTCTGTAGCCTGCACGCCATGCTTGATATGAGCTGGCGTTGTTCACGGTGATGCTGCCCAGTGTGTCCCACTGATAGTATCGCAGCGACCAGCAGAAATCAGTAGTACCGTTGCTTTCATGAGTGCTGCTGTTCAGCAACACAGCGCTGCGCCAGCACTTGAGACCGCCATTGCCATATTCCAATGCATTGATGGCATTGCGGCTTTTGAAGCTGAAAACCACATCTGGCATGCCAGTGTCGTCCAGTGTCGCGTCTAGGCCCGATTCCAAAAGCCAGTTGTCGCCATCTATTGTGAGAAATCTCTCGGTGGTGCTGGCCTGCGCACATGCCTTGTGAGCTGCTTCAAAACCCTTGATGCCGTGCATGCGCACAGCCCGCGGCACCAGAGCCTGCACTCTCTGCCAATTGACCTCGGCATTTGGCTCATCATAGCTGATGTAGAACACATCCATGTTGCTGGGATAAAACACGCCCATGTGTCAGAGTTCCTTTTGAAATTCTGCGGCCAACCAGGTCCAGTCATTGATGCAGTGCATGCGATCTCTGCTGCCACTGTCCAGTGCAAAAGCTCTACCAGCTTTGGCTCCTCGCATGCACCAATCGCCATGCGGCGCCTGTGCCCCCACTGTGCACCATGTGTGCAATCTGTGCTGGGTTTCCTCATTGACCTGACCGTCTATGACACCGCTGGCCAGCTTGGCACATTCTCTGAATCCGCTGCGCCAGGCACTGAATGGATCAGTGTTGAATCTTGTGATGTTGCTCAGCTGGTGTATGATTTTGTATTTGCGATTGATGCTGCTGGTCATGTCAGGCTTGTGGTCTCGGTGAGACAGACTTTTGACTTCTGCTGTGGGCAACAGCTTGACTGCTCCATAGCCATATACCAAATCGTTCACGGGATTCTTGGCACGAAACACATGCACATGATCTGTCTGATGCCAGGGAACTGCATAGTCAAAACCAAAATCTTCTGTGATCACAGCATCACCATCTATCACATAGAACAGCAAACTGTCTACCATGTGCGCGGCCTGCACATGAGCACGATGCAGGCCCTTGACACCATGCAGTCTCTTGACCCGTGGAAAACGCTGTGCGATGTCTTGCCAATTCTGCTCAGCATTGGCTTCCTGATAACTGATAAACACCATGTCATACATCTAACTGCACTCCCAGCAAATGGGCTATATGTTTGGGGCACTGTGCTGCTGTCAGTGCTGTGGCAGCAGCAAATTGCTGCTCTAACCACTCAAAGTCGTTGATCTTCTGCAGTGCTGCTGTGTTGTCAGCTCCCACGCTGGCAAAATAACAGACTCCAGCCATGGCTCCCTGACGACTTTCTGCAGACCATTCAGCAGTTGACTCAGCAGACAACCAGACCCACAGTCGTTGCCAGCTTTCTCCATGATCACCAAGCACCACATTGCGACACAGCTTGATGCTTTCACGAAAGGCACTGCGCCAGGTGCTGGCAGCATCATAGTTGTATCTGCTCACAGCTATGACTTCTGGTATGATCTTGATGTTGCCCACTGCTGTGGTAAAATCCAGCCAATGACCTTGAAACTGCAAGACTGCATCTGTGGGCCACAGCTTGACACTGCCCCAACCATAGCAAAGGCCATTCACTGGATTGCTGCTGTACCAAAGATGCAGATAGTGCCGGTCATAGTGCGGTGGCACATAATCAAAATTCCAACCGTTGGCGATCACAGTGTCAGCATCCACAGTATAGAACATTTCTGTGCTGCAGAGTTCAGCGCAGCGACGATGAGCATTGTGTATGCCTTGTATGCCATGCACGCGCTGTGCTCGCGGAAACTGCTGGACCAATTGATCAAAATTCTCATCAGCATAGCTTTCATTATAGCTGATGAAAAAGATGTCAAACGGTTTCACAGACATGCTTGGCGCAGTGACATGTTCAACATTGAAAACTGCTAGATCGCTGTGCTTAATGTTCCTGGGCAAAAGGTAGCACACACAATGATGATCAGAGGTGGGCCATGAGTGCACAGTGTGTCTGCGGCCTGGCTCTGGCTGCCATCCACTGTAAAAATCACTTGGTATATCCAGTTCTGCAGATATCAACCAATACATGTCACTGACAACCGTGGTGCTGCAACTGGACACAGCATTGGCTATATTGTCATGCTGCAGATATTGGGCCCAGGGATATCTGCGACGTAGAGCCGCGTAAGCTCTGATATGCCAGGGCTCTGTGCCCAGTATGACCATGTCACAGTGTCGCACTGCAATCTCGGGCCCAGGCATGAACTTGATCTGGTTGGGCCAACCTGTCGCAAGTTCATGATCCGTGGGTTTGAAGCTTTTGGGCAGGAGGTATATGCTTCTAAACTGCCAACCGTCAACAGCATCTCTGTCAGTTGGCCATGCATGTGGATATTGGCGATCCCAGGACTCAGGACACCAAGCAAAGTCCCAGTCTTGGGGTAATACAATGTCATCTGTGACCAACCAGTACATGCTGGTCAGACTGCGCCGGCTGGCCTCGCACGCTGCTTGACACAGTGTGGTCTTGCTGGTCAAACGCAATGCTGTGGGATATTGCCTGCGAAAGCTGTCATATTTGCTGTCATCACTGCCTAGTGCCCCAACCCAAAATATGTCAAACATCACACAGCTGCCAAGTGTCTGATGGCATCATAGCTGACCATGGGCCGCGGAGGGTTGAGATAGACACTCTTGTGGAACCTGCTCTGCTGTGCATCTAGATCTGCGATGTCAAGGCCCAAACCTTGACGCAGTTTCTGTCCCAGTATGGCACTGGCAGCCAAAGGATCGCAGTCTTTGACTGTTTGCCATTTGTTGGCAAACCAATTGTAGTCACTGATCTGTGTGTGGTCGTCAGTGGTAAGATTGCAGTCGTGTGCACCCTGTCGTGCGCCAAATATACTCCAAATGCCGTGCTCTACATCAGCACCAACACTGCACCATATCAGCAGCTTGTGCAGATTGTACAACCAAATCTTCTTGATAAACTCTGCAGGTGCTACCCTGCGACCATTTTCCAGGCTCATCTTCACACCTTCGCGATAGCCACTGCGCCAAGCCTGATAGGCGCTGCCGTTGATCACGCTGGTGCTGTGAGTGCCAAACACATCATGGTATTTGTGGCTCCAGCAGAAATCCACCTTGCTGGCATCATCTGAGCTGTTTTCGTGACTGTGCATGGTGCGCACAAACTGCTTGCTCCATAGCTTGAGCCCGCCATTGCCATAGACCAATCCATTGACATGGTTGCGACCTGCCCAGGTCCAGGCATGGTCATGCTGCTCGGGTTCTATGTTGATCTTGACAGAAAGAAAGCTGTCATGCATGCGGTTGTCACCATCAACTGTGACGAAAAAATCAGTGTCAGCTGCATCGGCACAGGATCTGTGCGCAGTGTCGAAGCCACGCACACCATGCACTCGTTTGGCCCATGGCACTTGATTCAACAACTCAGCATACAGTGACTCGGCATTGGGCTCGTCATAGCTGAGGAACACAAAATCAAATTCGCTCATTTCATGCTGCATGGTAGTTGACCTCATGATATTTCACATAGATACTGTAGGGTCCTTGTACATTGACCTCTACAAACACAGATTGTGTGTCACCGGCATGTTCAGCATAGGGGTAGAAATCAATTTTCTTTATGAGATAGTTGGGGTCGTTTTTCATGGTGATGTAGAATATCAAATTACGCACTCTGTTGCACACACTGGCAGTGAATCCTCTGTCAGTGATGTGTGACAGCTGCACAGGACTGCCCACTGAATCCACATGGCTGAATCTGCTGTCAAACTTGTCCGCATCCAGATTGATCAGTTGCCAAAATTTCTTGAATGCAGGCTTGCGTTTTTTCATATTCACTGTGAACTGATCATCGGACAGGACTATTTCATAGTCATGCAGTTGAGTCTTGCCCAAAGCCAGATCCAAGGCCTGCTGATGAGCCAATGGCACAGCAGCAAAGTGTTCACCATGTGTGTTTTCAGCATGCCAGCTCACGTGTTTGACCTTGAGGTCTCGACAATCAAACCACAGCCATGCATTTTTAGGTTCTGGTAGCAGTTTCATAATACTCCAAGATCTGATCTGTGAGAAAGTGCTTGAGGTGATAGTGCAAAGGCAGTGTCTGCAGATGATTGCCTATCTTGCATTCCAAAGCAGCGTTGAAAAACACAGGCATGTGCTGTAGCCAGTCCTCGACCACATGATGGTCCCAGCCCTGCAATTGACTTTTCATATGTGTAAACGTGGGCCAGGATTTGGCAGTGTAACAGTGCTGGTCCAAGTCCAACAGCTTGAGCACCACAGCAAATACCACATCTGTGCTGACATAGTCAGGCCGATGTTCGGGAGCCAGCACCACTTCAAACACCGCCTGCCAATTGCGGTAGACAAACTTGGCCAAGTTGAAGATTTCATGAGTTTCAGGTGTCTTTTTGAAATGCATGAATGCCGTGTAGATGTTTGGCAGCTGGTTCTGTGTAAACAGCTTGCGATAATAGTCACTGGTCACAACTTCAGCTTTGTGATTTCTCACTTGGTTGCAGATGGTGAAATCTCGCTGAGCCAGCTGATCCCACAACACAGTCATGTCACTGAAGAACAGCATGTCACAGTCCAGCTTGACAGTGTCGTCATAGGGGGTCATGTGTATGACTTTCCACTCATTCTCCAACTTCCAATTGGAGTCTGCAGCATCGTCTCCCCAAGGCACTTCTATGATATTGTCAAATGCCCAGGCATAGCGCTCTGGCACAGTGGTGCCTGGTGTGACGCCCACTGACAGCCACGGCACAGTCTGCTGGCTGACCTTGAGGCTCAGAGCCAAGGCATAGGCCAACTGTAGATAGTCTGTGTCAGCAGTGTTCTGAGCCAGTGTGAAGAATCCGCGAGGTCTGCGGTTGATGTCAGCTGAGAGCATAATTGACTATGTCCTCTCGGTGACGCAATATGGCTGGCTTGTTCATGAGATGTAGATTGCTGCTGCAGTTGTGCAGGCGAAAATCTCCCTGCTGAGGTTCACTGGTGATGATACAATGGCCCTGTGCAAAGGCATGCATTTCATCATGCTCCATGCTGAACAAGATGTGGTTTACGGGCAGCGGTGCCACACAGTCCTGCTCAATGAGATTGTTGGTCATATGCAGAGCTATGCTCAGCGCATAGTCATTGCGAAAATAGCCGCTGTGGCTGAACCTATAAAGATATTGATAGTAAGCATAGTTTTCTTTGATGAAATTCATCAGCTCAAACACCAGTCTAGCCCTGTCAGTCTTGCGAAAATACACAGCTGTGGCCCAATACAGCGGTATACTCATCTCATTGAAGCGGTTATCAAAACCAAATTTGTTGCAAGCATGGTCCAAATCCCTGGTATGGCGATTGCACATGAAATCTTCTGTGGTGCCCCAGACCAAATCCATGCTGTTGTCCAACATGAGATAATCTGAATCCAGCAGCAGTGTCTCGTCAAAAGGACTCAGTTCGTAAACACTGGCACGCCCGGTGTTGCGATAGATTTCTGTAAAGGTGGTATAGCGAGTGTCATGGAATCTGCGTTTGCCAACATTGAGGTCATCTGGCTCATGTATGATTTGGTAATCAAACGCACAGTCTATCACAGATTTGCTGTAGAATCCATACAGATGATCTATAGAAGCCTGATCAGCTATGAGAGCCACGCTGCGACCACTGAGATGCTTTTTAACCAACAGGGCATTGCACAAAGCCAATTGGCTGTAATCTATTTGGGCAGTATTGTGTGCAAACATCACAATGCCTTTGGAGCTGACATCAGTCATCTACAAACTCATATATGCTTTTTACCGTGCGAGCACTGCGCAGCTTGACATATTCAGCATGCCACAGATTGGTGGCTTCAAAATACTTGCTGAGAATATCATCTAGAAATTGCCCCAGATCAGCTATTTCAATGGGGTTGCCATTGTCATCAATCAGCACTGCCTGAGTTCTGCCCCGGTTGACCAACAGATCCACAAATGCAATGAGTTCTGGTTTGATGCTGAATATACCACCGCCCTGTGCATAAAGCAGCAGTCCGTTGATTTTTACCTTGAGATCTTCCTTGCGATTGAAGAGACTGATGCGATATTTGCTGAATTCCAGCGCCTTTGCTAGACGTTCGTCCATGGTTACTCCCAATCACTGTCACAGCGATTGTGGTGGCAAACAGCAACGGTGTCAAGATATCACAGAGGAGTAGTGGTAACAAAAACCGGATCTGCTATGGTCAACACACCAGTGGCTTTGTATTGATAGATCACACTGCTGGTGGTACCGTCAACTGCTCCTGCAGTAGCATCATTAAAGGTCACTGTGCAGTTGATCACGCTGCCGTTGCCGCCATTGGCTCCCACATAACTGCTGCGGCTGACTTCTATTTTGTATTGTGTACCACTGTATGGACCAGCTGCACCATTGTGATAGAAGATTTCGGTTGGTGTGCCAGTGAGTCCATAATACCCTATGTTGTTGGGTATCACACCACCGGTACCCATGTATGAGGTACTATAGGCCCCCATTATAATGGAGCCCATGCCGTCTAGGATAGCTGCCCAGTCTAAAGCAGGTGGTGTGGTACCACCCACATTGCTCCCAGTCCAACGCAGCTGTCCACCGCTGTTGAAAAAATATCTGGCCGCATCTTCGCTAGCAAAAGTCATAGTAAATGCATGCACAACAATCGTGTTCCATGTGCCTATGCTGCTGGTCAACACACTGCTGAGAGTCATGTCAGTGGGTGTGCTGTTTAGTCTATTGGAATCCAACGTGACAATGTTGCTGGGTATCACACTTTGAGCAGTGACGGACTGGCCAACCACAGCTGTGACAGGGGGTGTAAGTCCTGATCCCTGATGAGTGTTCATAATGCCCATGGCATTGATCAGATAGTTCCACTGAGCAGCTGACACTGTGTTGCCTGCAGCAACCACAATATTAGAAGTGGATGTCTGACCGTAGCCCCTGTCACCAAAACCCACCCCAATCAGTGCCCAGACTTTTTGTGTCGCTGCACCACTGCTGCCATAGGCTAGATTTGGAGCAGAGCTGCCTGTGAATCCATTATAATCACTGGCCTGAATGAGGCTGCCGCTGCTGTAAGTCATATTAGTTCTTGCCTACCACGATCTCAATAGTGTCCATGCCATGCGATGTCTTGTCAACCAACACTCTGCCCAAAATAGCAAGTGGGCCCTGCTGAGGATCCCAAGCGCAGGCATGACCTGCCACTGCACTGGCCATAACTCGCTGACCTTTGCGCACAGGCCCAACAACCTTGCAGGGCACTCTTCCCATGACAGCAATGGCAGGATGTGTGAGATCGCTGCCTGCGTCGCTGTTCATCAGATAGGCAGGTGCAGTAGACACCACTCCAAACACCTGTTCACTGCCCTGCACAGTGGCTGCTGTGACTTCTGCAGTGCCGCCTAGACATACCACGGTACCGGGATCCAAGGGTTGGTCACTGTGATAGCGTTCTGCAAGGTCCGCATACTCTGCAGATGTAGCTGTGCCGTAGAATGTGGTAGCATAGACACCCAGATACTTGGAACTGCCGCTGCCCAGATTATAGGTATTATTGACACTGGGCAGATTGTCCTGCCCAGTGAGATATGCATTGGTCGCGCCAGTGATTGTAGTGGCATTGATGTTGTTGGCATACACTGTGTTGAATGCATTGGTCGCATTGCCAAGATTGTAAGTGTTGTTCAGTGTGGGTGCATTGCTCTGATTGGTGAGAAATACATTGGTCACGCCAGTGATTGTAGTGGCATTCACTGTACCAGCATTCAACACTGCAACATTGGCAATATTGGTATTGAGGTTGTTGCAATTCACAGTGTTGGCATGCACAGTGCCAACCCAGATGTTGTTGAATTGCAGACTATTGGTGCCAAGGTCATAGGTGAGATTCACTGCAGGCGCATTGTTTTGATTGTCTTTGAACATCACCGACCAAGCACTGCCTGTGTATACCTCCATGCTGCCGCTGTTGGTATTGTACCAATTGACCCCTGTCAACAGGGGAGTTGGTGCCACAGTGCCAGCAAAGTTCTGCATGGTCCAAAGTATGTCCTGCAGCACTGGTGCACCGTAGTTGGTATAACCTCTTCCGGGAAATGCTATTGGTGCAGCAGATGTTGTGAGTGCGCCATCTGGTACTGAGACCAACAGTGTCCCGTTGTAATTATAAATGCTAGTTGACATGTCTTTCACCTGCTGGGTATGATGGCATATTTAGCAACAGATCAAACCGTCTGAATCCTGATGGTGTATACAATTTGAATCTGCCTGTTGAGGCTCTTCTGTACTGGACTGAAAATCACATGAGTCAGCAGTCGGCCGGTGTTGGGACCATTGGCACTGTAGGCCCTGAGACCCAGTTCATTGAACACATAGTAGCCAGATAAGTTGGTGGCTGTGTCAAAAGCATCTTGACCAGCAGGCTCACCCAGATCCAACAGGCAATTGACAATCACATCTGTGTATGTGGTGCCGTCTATATGTGCAGTGCTGAGATAATTCTGCGAAGGATTGAGATCCAAGGGACTTTGATCGTTTACCACCTTGTAGTAGGTTTGATTGTATAGCTCTGCTGTTTGTCCCACTACATTTGGTGGCAGATAGGTTATGGTGCCTATTTCACTTACCACAGCAGCGCCATTGCCAAAGCACATTTCCTGAATCCATCCATCGGGGCGATCTGCTATGGTTCGTGCCAAACTGATGCTCCAATTTTCGTAATTGATAGCATTCATCTTGTCTACAAGTATCTCGCCAGTGCAGTAGTCACGTATCAGCACATGACCCCGTAGCAGTTGATCGCTGTGTTCTGTCATGGGCATGTGATTAGCTCCTGGTACTGACCAAGACCTGACCTGTCTTGGCATCTTTGATCTGTAGGAAACCATAGATCAACACAGTACCATCTTCATCTGGCACGGGTGGTGTCTGCGGCGGAACAGTGGATTGGTCTTTGGCCATGGTGTTATTTATGTCCTTGTACCAGGATGAGCCAGCAGGAATTTGGCCAAGCTACTGGTAGAATTGTACTGCAGCCCTTGGCTGCTGGCTACCCAGCCATATCCACCAGGTATGGTTTCAGTCACACCAGCTGCTATCACAGTGCTGCCGGGCAAATGACTGATGCTGCTGACATTAGTTGCTTCGTACCGTGGGCTGGCAAGACGCACATTACGCCATCCCACAGGCGGAGGCGTTACAAAAGACACATAAGTCCCTGGTTGAGATACAGATGGATTGATCACCACTGTGTAGGTACCAACATTTTGATCAGTGGCAGTATCAACCTGTATCTGTTCTCCTATAAACACAGCTATGTTGCCACCAGGTGGTCTAGTGCCGCTGCCAGTGGCAAACAGTGTGGTGGCGCCATCTCCATCATAGAAGATGGTGTCATAGCCGGTGCTGACATTACCCACAGGAGTAACCAAGCTACCGCGCAACAGCTGACTCAACACTCCACGATGAGGCAAATCATTAGTTGGCACAGATTGCATCTGCCAATAGTCTATGCGCTCATCGTCAATCCATATGGTGCCAGGCACAGTGTCGCTGGGCACGGGCAGCACTGTGATATCTGCCACTTCTATGGTGGTGCTGTGATCATATACTGTGCTGATCAGCAGTGTTTTGTTGGCATCGCTGATCACTGTGCTGACTGTCTGACCGTTGGCCATGATGGTGCGCCAGGCTATGGCAGGTTCATCAGGCAGTGCTGCCATGTACTGCATGGTGACCACAGGGCCTTTGGTCAACGCAGGTCCGCTGCTGAAACTCACAGCCTTGGACCCGGCAAATTCCAATTCCCAGGGATACAGTTGCCAACCAGTGACATCCCAGGCACTGAAACCACCAATTGTGACCAAAGCATAGTCATACAGCAGTGTCTGCATCACTCCATTTACCCAGACCATCAGTGTGCTGTCATCATACGGCGGTGCGATCAACACATAGGTGCCAGCGGCATTGTCTGGTATTGCTGGGTAGGCAGGTCCCACAGCAGTCTGGGTCACAAACTTATAGCTCACATCTTCGCTGTAAGTCAGGACCTTGACTGTGCTGGGTGCTGTCACAGGGTACACAGCATCCCAGCCAAAGTAGTTGTCCCAGGCTCCCAGATTCCACGCTGTGGGCGGATTGATAAGGAATATGATCAGTCCATTGGTTATTAGATAATTGTAGCCAAAGAATGGGTCAATGCACACCAAACTCACTAGGAGGCCCTGTGCAGGCACAGTGTTTAACAGCACATTGTTGCCTGATATTTGGTAATCCACATTGTAGGTCAGCTGATAATCCTGCACATATACCAAGAGATAGCTGGGATCACTGGGCATGTAGGCAGCGGCGAATACGTTGGTATAGCCTGAGGCACTATAGACATCCATTTGTGGCCCTGGCAGCAGCTTGCCGCCTGTGCTCACTGTGGTGCTGAGATAGGGAGGCAGAGTACTGGTCGGAGGTTCACTCAGTGTGTAGGCATAGACTCCTATCTGTAGCAGCAGCTCTTGGTCGTTGACTATGCTGTATTTGCTGGTACTCAATACTGTGATGCTCACTGTGCCAGCAAGCGGTGCAGGTGAAATGGTTATCAGTCGGCCGTTGGCAGTGATTCTGTGGTTGGTACCGTTCAGTACCTGCCCATTGTTGGTAATAAACAGCAGACTGGTGGCATTGTTCTGAGGTGGCACATCCACTGTGAAGACTGTCTCTGTGCCATCGGTGGCATACACATTGGTAGACTTCACTGCACTCCACAGCACTGCAAATGTGGCGCCCAAACCTGCACCGCTGCTGCTCTGTTGAGCCACAGGCTGCGATGGCCGCACACTGTAGTTGCCGGGACTGCTTGTGATCACAGATTGCACTGCCCAACTGATGTTGATAGCAGCACCAGATCCTGCTCCATTGGTCAGCCATCTTGTGGTTTGTGGCAGATAATTGTATATGCCAGACTGGGCTATGCTCACAGCAGTGATGGTGCCGGTCAGGGCATTCACAGTGCTGACAGTTAGCTCCAATGCCCTGGTCATGCTGGTGGTGCTGTCTGGTTTGAGTATCAGCACATCACCAGGCAGATAGCCCATGCCACCGCTGGTTATTGTGGCATTGGCAGCCTGTACTGCTGTGACCTGCAGAATCGCTGGGTTGCTGGCCAGGGTGTTGCCACCTGCCAGTGTCACACGGTCGCCCGGTAGATAGCCCCGACCGCCGCTGACCACCTGGGGATTGGTTATGCTGGTGCCGCTGCCGCCAGGTCCAATGGTGATGATCTGTAGACGACTGCCGTTTGGTGGTATGAGAAAAACCAAACTGTTGGTGCTGTAGTTGATCACATAGTCATTGTTCAAACCATATGTCAGCATGCGGCCGTCTATCTGAGCAATAACTGCACTTTGATCCATGGGAGCTATGCCAAGAGGGAAGTGATCGCGCCTGCCGTCCAACTGCCAGATGCGCATGTATATCACTGGAGCACCGCCTATGGCAGACTGATAGGTATCCAACCTCACGCTTTCGGGCAGTATCAGCTGATACAGCTCTTCTGGATGACCAGATTCCACATATGGCTGTGAGAATCCGCTGCCATCATTTATGATGTCAATGGGTCCTGTTGGTGCCGGTAAGAAGGTAGTGCCCACATACAGCACAAACACATTGGGTGTGGCACTGCTGCTGGGTGCAGTGAAGAATATCAGTGTGTTGGCAGCCCACACAGCATTGAAGCTGGCACCAATGCCTGTGCCCACAGCATATGCCTGATAGGCCGCCGGTATGGACTGTGCTGTGAATATGTCATAGGTGCCAGTGGTGTTCACTGTCCAGGCTGTGATACCACCCTGACTGTCCACTGCTGTGACTGTGAGGTCAGTTGGTGCCACTCGGGGCAAGAGATCCAGATACAACTGATCACCCACTTGATATCCTGTACCAGCTGACACCAGCTGCAGTGCAGAAACACTGTTGGGAATCAACCAATCCACTCCATACTGGCGCAGCACTCCGTCGCTCCATACCACAACATGTGCAGGGTTTTGCGGCACACGGCTCAGCGTATAGGCTTTTCTGCTGCCTGTTCCATAATACTGATCATACTGCGGCACCTGACCGCCCTGTACAAATATATCATAGTAGGCACTAAAGGCAGCTGCGCCTGCGTCCCAACCAGTGGGACTGTTCCAGGGTGCAAGACTCCAGCCAGGAGCAAATGCAAATCCCAGACTTTGCATGATGATGCCTCGATAATCCGCACCCGGTATCAATGCAGGGTCATCCGCTGGTATCATGCCTGCAGTGGGAGCATAATATTGCTGTATCCGGTAGAATGCCCCCTGTTGTGGTTGCGCTGTGCCTATTTGGCCAGATGCCACACGGTCAAACAACAGTCTGATCTTCAACGTTCTGATCAGTTGAGGATGGCTGAGATAGTTCTGTTGCCATGCTGCATTGCTATAGGCAATGTTGGTACTGACACTGACATTGGCTGGATTGTCAAAATCTGTAGTACTGATCTGCGAGCTGTCAGTCCAGGTGTATTGATTGATAAAGGTACGCACCTTGGCATGATATGGTTTGACTTCGTTGAGATAGCTCAGCAGTGCATCACCATAGTCAGGTTGATACAGCAGACTTGTGGTCAGTGGTATGTTGAAACCTCTGAGATAGATAAAACTGGTTTTGAATATCCAATCCACAAATCCCTGTTCCACCAACACATAGTTGATCATGGCAAAGAATAGTTTATTTAGATACACACTTTCGCCAGGCACAGCAGGATTTGGATTGTTGAAGATGGCATAGCGCAGGCCATCAATGATGTTGCCAAACTCTGCATGCGGAAATATGTCAAATCCTGTGCTGTCAAAGGGCGTGGTGCCAAACAACATGGTGTTGACAGAACCATCGTATACACCTGTGCTGATCTGCACAGTGCCATTTTGATAGCCCACTGTGATCCAAGTGCCCAACACACTATCACCCTGCCATTGATATATGGCCCAGTAGCCATCGCCGCGGTTCAGAACCTTGATCAGCACGCCACTGATGCCTTGGTAGGGTTGGCGATCGGCATCTGTGGCCACGGTGAAATTCACCACAGTGGTGCTGGTCACTCCACTGCCCAACAGATACCAATCCACATAGGTCCAATAATTGGGTGTGTTGTAGGCCTGCACTGCCAACTCTGTCCAAAGATATTGGCCATTATTGAAACTGTATTGATACTGAGTCCATAGATTCTGTGTGTCTGGGCCAGCCAGCACCACAATGGTGCTGCCATTGGGTATGGTGCCGCCCAGAGCATACATGCTGCTCAAGCTGCCCACTGTGTAGTCTGACTGGGGTGGCGGCTCAGCGATATAAAAATAATTCACCCAGCTGCCACGATTGATATCTGGTACCAGCAGTATGGTGTTCAGCAGTGTGTTGGCAGAGCTGACATAGGTCTGGGCTGCCAACACCCGATATTGAAACCAACTCTGCCTTGGACGTATCAAGGTACCATAGCGCATCACCGTGCTGAGATAGGGATCTGGTACGTTTTCATCCTGTCCATCTTTGCCGGTGAGACTGTCTTTCAGCTTGAGCCAGAAGAAGTTTTCAGGAATGCTGTCTGGATCATGCTCTCGAACCAGATCATATTGCTTGTAGTCAATCTGATTGTTGGCCTGGTGAGTGTACTGCAGACTCAACACTGTGTCTTGATTGCTGAGATACCGTCCTATACCACTGACCAATATGGTACGTGAGTCTATGGCTGCATACCAAGGCAATGCATAGGCGCTGGGATTGGTCAAGAAATTGCTGATCTGCAGTGTGGTAACTCTGCGACCAGGTGGCAAAGGCAGGGTTGTGGCATTGCTGACCCAGAAGTAATAGCGAGTCTGTGGGGTGTTGGCAGCATTGTATGTGGTATTTTGTGTATATGGCGGATCATTGACATTATACACTGTGCCTGTGGGCACATAATCAAGGCCATACTGGCTGAAGCTGCTTTGGTTAGCCACATATATGGACCATTGACTGGGATTCACAGGACTTTCAACCCACTCATAGATGTTGACCCGAGTCCCAGGGGCTATCTTGCCCCAGTTCTGCCAGCGATAGCTGTTGGTACCGATCTCATAATCATAATACCGCACAGCTGATATATCCCACCAAGTTTCGCCCACATGTTCCACACCCCAGGCACGCATGGGATCCAGTGCATAAACTGCAGTGTTGCCAGTGTTGTAGTTTGCAGGATCAAAGTAGCTGATGCGATCCAAATTCTTGCGTGCCTGACCAGGAATGGCACCTTTGGCTGGGTCATAGTAGTCCAAATATGTGTATACCTGACCTCGACTTAGGCTATAGAGTTTGGCCTGCTGCATGCCATCGACGTTTACATCATAGGTCTGAGTGCGTATTGGCATCCACGCATGATTGAGATACTGATACACTGTCCAACCGTTGATGCCGTAGTTGCTGTGGTCCACATAACTGATGTCGCCAGTCTGCCACCCGTTGAGGGGCGGACTGGTATCTCGCTGCAGTGTGGTGGCGAATCTAGTGGTCTTGTAGGCAGAGACATTGCCACCGGTACCAACGGTAAAGGTGTTGACTCCAACTTCAAAGCTGCGTCCATGGCCCACTATGTTGCCCACATAGAAGCTGCCCTGCAGAGCACTGACATTGGCAATGCCATCCAGCACTATGAGATCACCTGTGCTGAGTCCCACATTGCCGTTGCAATTGATCACAGTGGGATTGCCAGATCCGATACTGGGTGTGGTGTTGACTATGTTGACATTGGCTGTGGAGAATTTCCAGGTATTCCATCCTCTGACTTCATCTATAAACTGCCATACGGTGTCACCGTTGACTATGCTGGCATTGGCTGCATTTTGTGTTTCCCAGAAAGAGCTCAGCACTGTGGCATTGGCCACTGTGAATGTGGTCTCGCCTATCAGAGGATAGCCGGCTGTGGGCAGATCTGTAGCATAGTTTGGCTCAGTGGTGGTATTCAGCGGGAACAGTGGATTGGTCACACTGCTATAGCTGATAGGTGGTACCACAATCAAAGGATCATTTGGTATCAAAGTGATCACACTGTCCAACTCACGATCAGTGCTCTGTAGACCAAACACCTGTATCTGCTGCGGATCATTGAGATACTGATGCTGAGGAATTATGAAATCAATGTCGATGTTCAGTGCTGTGCTGCCATATCTGCTGGTACGCAGCGCATATTCTTCATAATATACATAAGTGCTGGTACTAGGCACTATGGTTTGATTGCGCAGCAGCGCATCAAAGCTTTTCACAGTGCCCTTTTGTCGTATGAATCCTTGATAGAATTGGAACTCTGTGCTTTCTTCCAGCAACAGATTGGCCAAATAGGGTCTGTGTTGATAGCCAATCTGATGCTTGCTCAATGCACTGATAGTGGCATCGTCTACTGCAGCCAAACTTGTGGTATTGACCACCAAATTGCCGGTGATGGGGTCAATGGTGCTGTAGTTTTTGGGCTGATCTATGTTGTAGTATTTGGTAAAGTCGTTGGCAGTCTTTTCAAAATTGGTGACCAGATTCCACTGATTGTCTGTGCCGTTTTGATAGAGGAAAAATCCTGGAGCATCCACTCTGCCATCCCAGTCGTTGGTCCTATAGGCAAATAGGCGCAGTCTTGGCTGTGCCAGATCATACAAGGGATCATACACAGTGTCTTCAAAACTGGTCACATTGTCAATCAAGATCACGCTTTCCAGAGTGTTGGCAAACAGTCTCATGCCAAAGATGGTCTGTGTGCCTGTGGGTGTTATGGTTATGGTATCGTCATAGCGCAGCACATCTAAGTTCTGACCGTCTATGCGCGAGCCCAGTTTGTCCACCACTGGGAATGTGCCACTGACCAAGGCATTGACAAACTGCACATTGCCAAATGGCTGCACATATTTCACCATTGTGGCCAACGGACTCAGCGCAATGAAGTTGCCATTGGCCCAGTTGCCTTGGCTCCAAAGTAGGAATTCTCGACCGCTTTGTACCCAGTCATAAGTGGTGTTGCCATCTGCATTGTATTGATCAAATACAAATCCCTGGAATTCCTGATAACGCTGCAAACTCACCAAGAAATCAAAGACCAGTTGCTTGGTGGCAAATATCTGTCCATAAGACACTTGTTGTGCGGCTTTGACTCCAGTCTTGTACCATGACACTGTGTCATGACCCACAACCACAGTGGTTTTGGAACCAAACTGATTGCTGGGAATCACCACAAAATACTGATCCACCACATCATAGCCGGTGATTCTCCAGCCTGCTGCCACTTGTGTGACTATGACACCGCCGTAGAAGCTTTCACGTATACTGGCGCTTTTGTAGAGGTATGTTTTGACATTTTCGCTGGGTATGATCTGACTGGTGTAGCCAACCTGTCCAAAGCTGTCTGCTGTGAGATACAGATTTGCAGTGACAAAGCCACCACACTGATGTGCCAACTGTGCTGCTGTGCCTCGCACTATGCTGCCCAGATACTGGGTGACATTGAGGCTTTGGCTCACTAGATATTCACTGATCCAGTGCTGAATACCGCCGCTGCCATAGTATGACAGTGTGCTTTCGTTGGGTATGCTGAGATTGCCATTGATGGCACTGGGATCTTCTCTGTGCACATACAGTTGGCTGTTGGGTCGACGATTGTCTGTATCTATATAGATGGTCTGTGCTGTTGGCTGATCTGCAAACACAGTTTCAGTGCGTAGTGTGTCCCAGTTGTACTCTATGAACTGCGCGGGTTTCATGAGGTAACTGTATTGAGCAGTGACAAAGGTGTATTCGTTGCTGTAGATCCACACAGTTTCCACAGGGGATCCATCACCAAATACCCAGGCGGCCTTGGCCTGATCTATGCCAGGAGCAGCAATCACACAGCCTGCAGTCACTGGCGGCAGTAGGTTGCCTTGTGCATCCACTGGTATGCAGGACAGCAGACCTGGTCGCACACCTGGTAGGTACACTCCAGCTCGTGGACCCTGTCTTATGATACCAGCTGCTAGATCACTCCACATATAGGTATTGCCACTGGTATAGGGAGCCGGACCATATTCTGTTGTCCACCAAGGCGGCTGTTGACTGAATCCCAGCATCTCCCAAGGTGCCAGATGTGGTCGGTCGGTGTCATAGAACCAACGATACATGCCTTGCCAGTAGCCTGGCACTGCCTGACCGTCGCGATCCTGTATGTTGTTGTAGTTCCAAGTGAATGGATCGTTGATGTTGTATGTGGTGTTGGCTCGGTAATCCACTTGATAAGTGGTAACCCAGCGGTCAAACATGGGATAAGTGACCTGCAGATATTCGCTCTGTGTGTAGTGACCCCGACGCCACTTGCCTGGCAGATATGCCACTATGTCCAAGGCCAGCTGAGCCTGCGGATTGCTGTAGGCATCCGGCATGTTGTTGAACAGATCCAGTTCAAACTGCAGCCAAGCTGCGGCCACAGGATTGCTGAGCAACAGCGGATCACTGGTTGATGCCAGACCATAGTTGATTGAGCCCAGAGGCAGGCCGTCTTTGGCCATGACAAATCGCGCACCATCATGACACTGTATGACCAAATTGTAGCCCACAGTCTGTGGTTCTTGTGACACAGTGGGCTGATAGGCCTTGCTGACTCCCAATCTGGTTCCAGTTGGAGGCACATAGGTTGGAGCAGTGCTGCGCAGATAGGTATAGCCAGCCTGAGGTCCATCTGGTCCGCTGTTGGCCCAGGGACTGTTGGGACTCTTGCCCAGATTGATCTGTCTCAGTGCAGTGGAAACCCAAACATCGGGCGTTTGATTGAGAGTATAGCCGTTGGCACTGAGTTGAAACAGCGACTGTATGAAGCGATTGTAGAATCGCACATACTGATTCTGTGCATACTGCATGACCTGCATGGGCTCAGTGTGGTTCAGCACTGTGCTGACACCCACAGTGATGTTGCCACTGCTGAGTATCATGGGTTTGATCAAAGGCGCTTTGTGCTGCAGAATATACAGGCCCAGACCGCGTATCTGTGCGGTGTCTCTCCAATCGTTGACACCCAGCGGTGACCCACTGAAATCAGGTTGATTCTCTATGATACTGGTGAAGTGCTGCAGAAACTGACTCTGCGTGACTGTCTGCACCTGTTGATTATTGGCATTGGCTGTGAGATTTGGTGGCAATTCATAGAAGCCCACAGTGTTGATGGGCGTGTCTCGGTTGTTCCAACTGCGAATCAGCACACGTTGCCCTGCCACAGCGGGCACAGCCAAGGTCACAGTGTTACCAGATACTGTGTAATCCGTGCCTTGAACCAGCTGTGTAGTGAGGCCGTTGGCCATGAGATTCACATAGATGCTGGGCAGCAGTCCGGGGTTGGCTTCTGGTACCTGATCTATGGTGAAGCTGGCGGTGGGCAGAGATATTGTGAAATCATTTACAATGTACTGCCTACTGGGCACAGGGCTGCGGTACCAAGCATTGTTGTACTGGGGTACCGGCAGAGTGTTGTTGCGATAGTATTGATAGCCCACAATGGCTGTGACTGTGCCATTGCTGACGTAAGTTGATGTGTCTGTTACTAGTGTGTTGTTGTACACATAGTTTCCAAATTGGTCACGCAGCGGCTGTATACCCAGCTCGCTGTCTATGGCAGCATGCACATCAACTGCATAGGTAAACACACTGTTGCCAACAAAGGTGCTGTTGGGATAGACACTGGGATCATTCAGTGCATTGCCATAGAGATCATACAGTTGAAACAGCGGAGCTGCATACTGATTCTTCTGCTGAGCCATGATCCAGGCCATGCCGTTGTACCAATACTGCACTGCTGTGGTGTAGCTGATGTTTTGCACAGACAGCGTGCCATAGCGAACCAATATGGCATCACCCAGCAGAGGCGCGCCGCCCACCAGTGCGAGCGTGATCACACCCAGAGTATTGAGACCTCCAACCTGATACACTCGATTGTTGACATCTGCATGACTGTCACCGACCACCAAGATTGTGTCACCATCGGTCAACTGCCTGCCATTGATCACATAGCTGGTCTGACCCACTATGGTTCCAAACACATCTGGCACATTGTCCAATATGTTACTGACCGATGCACGGCCTTTGAATCCGCTGTTGTACAGCTGTAGATCATAATCAAATTCAATGATTGGACGTGCAGCTCGGCTTTGGAACACAGTGGTGGCCAGTGTGCCGCTGACTGTGAGCACTGCTATATGGAACCAACGATTGGCTAGGCTCCACTGGTTGCTGGGGTTTGGCGCCCTACCAAGAGTGAGATAGTCTTTGACATACACAGCAGCATTGCCATCCCAACCGGTGACATCCCAACCACGATCATCCCAGTTGGGATCAATGTAACCGTTGTTGTTCAATAGCTGAATGCTGCGGCCCACATTGTTGATAATAAAACTGGTGCCGTTGATGGCTGCAGTTGTGTCAGCTGTGGGGGTGATTATCAAACCTGTGCTGAATGTCAGCGCTCCAACTTTGGTCTCACCCGTGGCAGTCAGCTGATAGGCACCATTATAGGTATAGTGTGGCTGTCCCACTGCATCAGCACGCAGGTCTGTGGGATTCAGCAAGAGAATAGGTGCTGGACCAAATGGCACCCAGTAATAGTCTGTGAAGTTGATCAGTTTGTCCAGATCAATAGGTGGGCTCCAGCTGTAGTATTCCTGCTCAAACAGCCTGGTCTGATTGGTGGTCAGCGCCCCTTGAAACTGCAGGCTGTTGACATAGTCATGATAAAACATGATGTTGGTTGGAATGCCGCTGCTTTGGTTCTTGCTGACCGCAGTCACAGGCAGCTGATAGTCCTGCCGGCTCTTGGTTGGTTCACCTACATAGAAATCTTTGGTTGCATCATAGTAGACAGGCTTGCTGCCTATGTAACCACCAAGAAACTCCACACTCTCTGGCTGGAACATGTGGTCCACAGTGGCCGAGAAGAACTTGGTCAACGTGTCAGTTTGATTGACCGCTGGCAGTAGCGATATGACTCTGCGTTTATCAACCATTGCTTATTCCCAGCTGTGCTTCTGTGAGACTGCTTACCACAACTATGTTGGCCACCGTGGCACAGCTGATGAAGATCTCATCTGGATTGGCTATGATCTCAAACAAGTCACCAAAATGTGCAGAGCCATTGGTAGGTACCATGACTATCGTGGCCACGATGGTGGCTAGGTTCATCTGTATATAGGTACTCATTTCAGTGAAGAAAAAATTCTGTCCAAAGTCCCAGTTGGCCAAATCAAAATAACTGTCTATCTGTGCTTTGACCAAACTACGCACTTCATTGTCGCTGTAACTGGTACCCGGTACTTTGACAACCTTGAACAGCACTTGATATTCACTCTGTGCCTGTGCACCAAACAGCAGCTTATAGGTCACTGGATGCCACACTATCTGATCAGTCATCATCTTGTATTGCTCAAAATAAGCAAAGGTATTATTCAGTTGATCAACTGTGGGCGGGGTGGGTCTGGTATCTGCACTGCCATTGATGGCTATCCAGTTGCGCAGTGCATCATTATAGGGTGCCGTGAGAATAAAGATGTCAATTATGTTCATTATTGCAGGATTGATGCGTTGATTATATGTGGCAAAGTGCTTCCACAGATAGCTGATGTTGTTGCGACCAATTCGCACCTTGTAATCCACAGTGACATCCACTAACACTGTGCCGTTGTATTGCAGAAAGACTGCAGTACTGATCACATAGGCCAACTCGCCTAGGGTCCAGTTGCCCTGAGGTGGCTGCGGTACCTGCAGAGGGGTGCTGTATATACGATTGTCACTGATGTTCACCGGCTGATAATACTGATAGCCTTCTGCGCTGGTATAGCGTACCCAGAACACATATTTGGGAGGCGGGGTGACCAAGGGGTTGACTATTATGGTAAACTCATCAGGATCGTCGGGCAATATGGGATTCTGTGTGCTGACAAACGTCACTCGCACACTGGCCGGATCAGCATAGCCATCAGGATAAATCTCCTGTCCATAGATCTGCCATTGATAATTTTGGCCCAGTGCCGGAGCAGGAGCAGGTGGCAATGGTGCCGAATTCACTTTCAGCACAGTCACAGTGTCATACAGTACCCTGCCTGTGCTGCTGTCTAGAGTCTTGCGTTCGTTGCTGAAATAAAAGCGCACCTGATCCACGCTTTCAAACACATAGCGCTGAGCTCTGGTCTGTATGATCCAGCTGCCAATGTTGTATATCACTCTGACCAACCAGCTGTTGTCACGATTGGTTCCAGTGGTATCCTGTGCATAGGTTTCACTCCAACTGTTGCCTATGGCCAGATTGTTGTTGGTAATCACATACCAAGTCTGTGTCTGAGGTGCATAGCCTATGCCAAATGTCTGTGTGGCATTCATGGCCGCTGCTATGGCACTGATCTCATCAGTGGTGAAGGTAGTGACCCATGGTCCGCAGATGCTGGTCACTGTGCTGAGGTCCCCCGGCACACTGCTCAGAGTCACAGCACCCAGACCACTGGCCAAAACGCCAGTGTTGTTGAGGCCTGTGCCATCGCCCACCACACTGACCACGCTGGTCCATGCTGACACATTGCCCACAGTGGTGTATTGGATCAAACTGGCGCTGGCAATATATTGCTCTGCGGATCCCGCAGCAGCACTGGCTCCCAGCCGCTGCGCCACACCACCAATGTCAAATGAGCCCGTGCTGCTGCCTGTGGCAGCACTGACCTGTTTCCAGTACAGACCAGGTGCTGTGTAGCGAGCAAAATTATAGTAGTAGAAGTTCTGCAGCTCTATAGCATCGCTCTCAAAGCCAGACCCACCACTGATCATGGGTTGTATGTTGTCAATCACATAGACTTGGTTGGGGGTTCCCACATTTATGGTGACCTGCTGTTGATTGAGATCACTTTCCTCATAGAGTATGCCATCGGTAGCAAATACGTTGATGTTCTGATAAGTGCCAGTGGGGTCATTGATGTCCAGATAGCGACTCTGTCCACTGTAGGTGCGATTCACTGCCTTGACCTTCAGAGCCTGACTGCTCTGCAGTGGGAAGAGATTGTAGTCTTCGCCATTGACCATGCGATCTTGTGTATAATATACCTGTTCAGCAGACAGCTGTATCTGCTGATTGGTCTGTGCGGTCTGACTATTGGCCACTGTGTATTGCAGATTGCTATTGAAAGCCACACTGTAGGTGTTGAACAACCTGTCGTTATATCCAAAGTTGAACTTGAGATTGGTCATGTCAGTGGGACGTATCTGATACTGCAGTCCATTGCTGACCCTATACCATACCCGCAGCAGACCTATGGGCACATTGCCAAAATTGCCATCAGCAAATCGCAGACTGATCTGATCATTGCCATTGTTGTCGCGAGTGATCACACTGTAGATATTGCGTATGCTGCTCTGTAGGCTGTTGTAGATCACATTGAAGCCATTGACATTGGGCACAGCTGTCCAATCAGCTGTGACCAGCCCTGTGGTATTGATATTCTGCACCCAGACATCAGTTTGGTTTATGCCATTGACATTCACATCTATCACACGATTGGCAATGGGCAATTCCAAGAGATAGTCTGCATATCCCATGGTACCCTGTTTGAAATAGAGGAAATACCCTGTGTTGGCACTGTCATAGCCATTGCCATCGTTTTGATATATCAAATACCAGCTGTTGATAGGATTGGGTGTGCGCTCAAAAAAGTTACCACTGGTACCAAGCACTGTGGGATTGCCACTAGAAGCTGCGTTGAAATCGGGATTGGCCAGTTCAAATGCCATGCTATTGCCACCCACCACAGCGGAAAAGGCTATGACACTGGTGGGAATAGCTGTGTTGTTCATGGCATAGAGTTCAGTGGGTATGCCGTTGATGATGCCACTCTTGCTGGGATTGCCCACATAATTGGTGGTGTTAAGTGTGGCATTCAGCACCAGAGTAAACTGCTCTTGCCAATCGGCATTGTTGGGATCATTCCAATTGATGGGCGTGTTCTGTAGATTCAGCCCGTTGGCATCATAGATTGGTTGGTTGCTGACTATTTGATTGATCTTCAATAGGCCACTGCTGGGTATGCTGCGCTGAGGCTGATAGTTCAGCATGCGAGCCAAGCGGAAGATGCTGCTGCGACGCTGAGCTGTGTCTAGAAAGTTTTCGCGAGTGTTGAGATCCATGCGAAAGGCCAAGCTCTGACCCAGATAGGCCAGCAGATCAATAATGGCCACAAATTCGCTGCTTTCTGTCCAGTCATTGAAATCTTCTGGATAGTTGAGGCGAATGTATTCCACCATAGCTGTGCGTATGGTGGGGAAATCATAGGCGTTGAAGTTGACCTGAGTGAACGCAGTGTAGATTACCTGCCAATCTTCTGCTGCAAACAGCTGCTTCTGACGTTGTTGCTGACTAACTGCCATGTGTTTTCCCGATCAACCTATTGCATCTAGGTTTACTGCGTCTTGATCAAACTGTACACTAAAGGTGTTGGTAACCCCAAATGGCAGGTAAAACAGTTGCATCTGCACAATCATACCATTGGCAAAGGGTATTACCTGCAGACTCTGTAGCTGCACACGGCTGTCAGTATTGACTATGCGGGTGGCTTCGGCTGCCACACTCTGTACCACAGCATCGTCAAAGGGTTCAAACAAATAGTCCCAGATGCTGCAGCCATATTGCGGCATCATCAGTCTCTCACCTTTGAGAGTATTGAAATGATTATAGAGATCTCTCTGTATCAAAGGCACATCAGCAAAGGTCTGCTGTTTGGCAGTGGTATCCAGTGTGCTGAAACCGTAGAAAACTCTTTGTGGTGCAATGGTGGCCATATGGCAGCGATACCTCTGTCTATGAGATATTTAGCCCTGGTGATACCAGGGTTTTTTGCTAGATGCGGTCATCAACCACCAGGGTTGATGATCTTGCCTGCACTGAAATTGGCCGCTTCAGCCTGACGTCGTCGCACTAGACCCTTGATCACAGCACCCTTGGCATGCACAAACTGCATGAAAATGTCAGTGACGTTGTAATTGTTGGTATTGATCACAGCTGCCAGCGCATTGATATTGCCCACGTTGTAGGCAAAACTCACCAACATGTCAAACTGTGTTTGACTCAGCGGCACCTTGATCTGAGTGCGCACGATCTGAACAAACCGCTCAAGCTCGTGACGAAACAGGGACACAATCTCAGCATCAGTCAGAGGTCCTCCCTGCGGAGGCAGCGGTCTTTTTTGCCCAGCAATAATCACATAGTTGCCTGCCTTTTCTTCTGCCAACAGCAGATGTCCTATGCCAATGGTCGGCAGATTGGCACTGTCCAAATACACTGTGCTTTTCTTGCCTTCAAAGGCCGCAATAAACTGTGCACCTGCATTGCTCAGCTGCAGAGTACCCGGGGGCACCTGTCCTTCAGCAGGACCAGTGTTGGCATATTGCGGTTGGCCACTGGCACTGTAGCCCTGACCCTCATACATGCCAGGCGGACTGTTGCCGTTGGGCGTGCCATTGATGCTGAGGGGAATGGTCTGACCGCCAACCACCTGACCCTGCAGTAGCGGAGCCCCGGTGTTGGGATCAATGGCCGTGCCCTGGTCCACATGTCCTCTGTATCCAGGAGCTGCGGCCGAATGTCCACCATAGGGCTCATGAGTCACCAGCTGGCTGACTATGGTGTTTTTCAACACAAAGTCAAATGAGCCCGGGCCCACCACCAGCACATCCTGCTGTTGTGAGTCAATGGGTTTGAGCGCAGCCGGTGCGGCCTTGGCAGCCTGTGGAGCCGGGCCATTGAGATCTATGCGGTTGGCCCCAATCAGCATGTTATTGGTAGTGCCAATGCTCAGTAGGCCATTGCTCTGCATGGTGAGGTATCCTCCCACGGCCAGATCATAGCTGCCGTAGGCATAGTCAAACATGTTGCTTTGACTGGTGCGAGCCATGATGCCACCGCTCTGTATGAACATGTCACTGCCGCTGGTCACATGCATGGTGGCATTGGCGTTGAACATGATCACACCAGGAGCAGTGCTGTTGTTGTTGGTTTGCGGCACTGTGACATTGCTAGTGGGATTCTGCAGAGTACCAGTGATCACACTGGCATTGCTGACTATGCTCTGATTGCCACTGGCAAAAGTCACATTGAGATAGGTAATGCTGCCATCATCATTGGTAGATACGCTGGCCAGCAGACCGTTGGGTTGTGCAGCAGGCACTGTGGTAGCAGTGCTGGTGATGTTGTCAGGAGGTGTTGGTGTGACTATTTGGCCAATGTTGCCAAGCACGTTGTCTGCCAACTGAGCGCTGTTTGTGCCACCTGTGGCATAGTCCAAAACCTGTGCCTGAGGCACATCTCCCACTCCAGTGGCAAAACCATATACAGTGGCATGTGCTGTGGGATCCAAAGGCAATATCCAAATGTAGTATTTGGCATTGAGACTCTGACGTATGGACACAAGGCTTTCGCTCAGCTGTCCAGCTGAAGTTTCTGTGCTGCGAGTGTCATAGTCCCCCACGCTGACCACTGCATACTGTGCATTCTGCAGTGTTGGCGTGCTTTTTATGGTGCTGTCCAAACTGCTGCTCAGCACATTTGGCATGATGTTGGTCAGTGTGCCAGGATATTTGGTTGCCAGTGTGGCAGCTATGCCGCCTGCTGCTGTGTCCCCCACAAGGACCACGGGTGCACCACTGCCTGGCACTGCAGGTGTGGGTGCTGGGGTAGGCGGAGCAGTGTCTGATGTGGGGTTGTTCCATGGTATGCCAGTTATGGTCATGCCGGGCACAAACTCTCCGGTAATGCCATTGCTGGGTGCAGCAATGGTCACGTGTGTGTCTGACACAGCAATGGCCGGCACCTGGGCATTGCTGCTGGTGGTGGCAGTGACAATCTGTCCGCTGTCAGCAGCAGTGGCTGGTGCAGCATTGAGAACCACACTGTTGACATCGCCTCTGGCCTTCATGTAGATGCTGCGACCAGCTTCAATATTGATATCCAGATCAGCATGCAGGTTGAGAATGCCCTGTGTGCGTATGTTGAGGTTATTGCTGCCATAGATGTTGATACTGCCATCAACTCCCAGTTCCATCCAGCTGTTGCCGTCACGGCTTATCATATAGATACTGCCGTCAGTTTCACTCACTGTGATGGCTGTGCCACTTTGTGTGCGCAGCCGTATGTAAGCACCATCTGCGCCATCATCCATGACAAACTGATTGGCACCAGGAGTCAATATGCCATACACACCGTTGGCAGGTTGGCTGCGCCTTGCACCACTGGTTGAGGTTCCACGCAAGGGATCCTTTTCCAACCCCTGTATCTTCAACTGATCTGCCAATGGAGTGTATATTGGTCCCACGGCTGTGTTGACTGTGATGTCTTGACGAATTTTGTTGTATTCCACAACTGGTAGACCATTGGTACTGGGATCACCCGGTATACCAGGCACCATGTGGTTCATGTTCTGTTGATACAGGCAACCAAACCAAAGGCCCCGCGCAGGATCACCATTGGCAAAACATACCACTACTTCATTTTCCAGATCCGGTGGCACAAACCAAAAACCATAGCTGCGTTGGCTGTTGTTCCATGCTGGCCCGTGAGTGTTTTTGGTAATGCTGGTGGCGCCAGCAAACGGACTGGCATAGCTGCAGGTAAACCACTGACTCTTGTCATTGACATCGCCACTGATTTCTGGAATCCAAACCTGTATACGCCCCATGTACTGCTGATCCAACACAGTTTTCACAAAGCCCACATATATACTGGTGAGACTTGTGGATCTGCCTGCAGGCTGTAGATTAAAGGCATCCGGAGTTTTGGCTGTTCTATGGAATGATACCATTGTGCACCTTGCGAGTAACAGTAATTTATAGCATGCGCAGCTGATCTGAGATCAAAAGCTCCACTGGCTCAGCAGTTTTTCCTTCATCAAAAAGCCTGCGCTCTAGTGGATGCTGCAGCTGCAGTGCCAGAAGCTGTGCCCACAGTGGTTTGATTGGGTATGGGGTTTTGGCTCAGCACGTCCTTGTAGGCCTTCAGCAGCTGTGTGAATTTACCACCAACAAATTGACAGTCCACTTCGTACAACACATATATGCCTTTGAAAAAATCAGACCCATTGCCATCTGTCACTGCCAACCCTGTGCTTTCATCAATGACCACCCCCGGTCTGAGCTGCAACAAGAAAGCATTGTCACCAGCAAGAAAATCTGCCTGTAGCTGATTGCTGTTGGCAGATTTATTGGTGTTGTTGCCTGTGAGCTCCAGCGCACGATCATTTTGACTGATGTTGCTGGTGGGAATCCACCAGGGATCGCCTCGCACAGTGATTTCTATATTCATAAATTCAGCGGGCCCTGCTGCAAAAAGGTTTCCCATCACAGCAGCAACAAATCCAGTGCCACTGGGATTTGCCAAGGCATCAGTATCGACAGGTACTTTGATCTGGTCAGTGTTCTGCTGAGCATTCTGTGTCAATGGTTCATTGGGAAATGTGGCCACCAGCGGCAAGGGGGGTGTTGCAGCTGGATTGTTTTTGGCATCTTCCGCATATGCAGTGAGCCGGCTCTGCTTGCTTGCCAAGTAGTTGCGCTGAGTTTGCACCAGTTGCGCAGCAGCAGTTTTCCCCTGCGCATTGAGCAGAGCCTGATAGCCTGCCAGCTGTCCGGGACTGGCATTGAGTGGTATGTTCACACTGGCAGCGGCCAGCTGATTGGTGGTGTTTTTAATCACATTGGTAATCGCTGTGCCTGCCCTGGTGAGCAAATTGGTCGCTGCATTGGCGGGGGCTGTGCCCACAGCCGTAGTGATGGCATTGGCTGGAGACACAGAGTCTGGTTTCACAGCGTCAATGGTATTGGCAGGAACCTTTTCCTGAGGCAGAGTCTGAGTCTGCTGTGCGCGACCCACACTGCCTTCGTTTACCAAGGCCGGAGTGGCATACTGGCCATAGGCATTGGCCTGCGCCCAGGCAGGATTTGCAAACATGTATGTCATGTTGACTTTGAAGTCAAAAGACACCACTTCTGTGTTGAGACCTGTGTAGATGTAATCGTATCTTTTGTTTAGGCGCTTCTTTTGCACCATATACTGCAATTTGTTGGACTGTATTTGTGGTGTGCTGGCATCTTTCACAGCCTGAGGGTCTGTGTAGCTTTTGAGGCTTTCTGCACGCCACATCACATAGGTGATTTCGCGTGTGTAATCACCAGACACAGGATCAACTGAAATCAACTTGGTCACTGCACGCACTGCCACATAGCCTATCAGCGCATGCTCACCAAAACTGGCACCGCCGGTGCTGCCTCCATTGTTGCCTGTGATGAAATCCTGTGCTTCCTTGCAGCTGTAAACTGCATTGTTGATGATGGTTTCTATGGCCTGTCCAGAGGCTATTTTGATAACCGACCCTGTGCCCAGTGCAGCATCCGCTGCATTCACTGATTCATTGCGAGACACATGTCGATCTGGATCTTTGGGCCGCATGGACCAGTTTTTCCAAGTGTTGGGATATTGAAATTTATATACTGTGCGTTTGATACCATCATTATTGGATTGTGGCGGTTGGGCATTGAGTGCAATGGTCAGATCATCAAAAAATGCTCCAAGATTGTTGGCAGGCACATTGATACCAGCTGCTGGTATGGCCAGCTGATTGGATTCGCCTGTGCTGTTGTCAGCGTAGAATTTGATATTGTAAATGGTGCCCACATGAGTGGCATTGGCATCAACATCTTGAAAATTGATCCTATAGATGTTGTAATACAAGTTGTTGGCTGCAAGGCTGCCATCTTCATTATAACCATTGAACCATACCTCTAGGAAGTATGGGCAGCGCAGATGATTGCGAATGCCAATCTGCTGTGCCGAATAGTAGATCTTGTCCAGGAGGCTGAGACCCAGAGGTTCGTGCAGCACAAGGTCAATCTCTGTCAGAGACCACATGTTGCGCTTTTCATTGCTGGTAGTGCAGGCGGCATGTATATGCAGCTCCGTAATGTTGAAGCCTGCTGTGACTCCACTTTCAGCTATTACGGTCTTGGCCATGTTGCTGCTGTTGGGATTGGTGCCACCAATGTTGTTGTAGCTTTCATCCACTGAAGTCATGAACCAACGAATGTGATAGGTATAGTTGGCATACTGGTTCAGAGGATTGGGCTCTGGAGCAAAATTCAGACCCTGCGCTCTGGCAATGTTGTCAAAGCTGTTGTTTGGCAGCAGCCTGGCTGTGTGCCCAGCTTGACCCAGTGCGGCAATGGAATCAACTGGTAGCTTGCTGGGATCTGTGAATCGATCCACAGCAGACCTAGCTGTCTGTGTCACAGCTGTGGTGTTTTGGTCCAATTTCACAGGGTCCACAGCTGCGATGGCCTGTGTGGCTTGAGCTGCTGAAACAGCTGTGATGGCCTGTGTGTCTTGCGCTGCTGGTGTGCGGAGAGAATTTCTTAACTGGTCGGCTTGCGTGTTCAGTGCAGCTTTTCTAGCGTTGTATTCCTCTGCAGTGATAGTGGTTGTGACCCCGTTGACCACTTTGGTATATGTAGTGGGACCCGCCATCAGCCATACCTTGTCAAAGTTTCCTTGCTGGGTATGTAAATGGTCAGACCACTGACAAAATCCCACACAGGGTCCAACAGCTGATTGGGGTTGCGCAGGGCAAACACCCACCAAAGTTGGCTGGTTCCGTAGAGTTCATAGCTGAGAAGATCTGGTCTATGGTTGTATACACCAGGTATTTGATAGATGCTGTCAGATCCCTGAGGTAGAATATATTGCCCATTCCAGAAATCCAAATAGCTGACATAGTTGCTGATCTGTGGAGTTTGATAATAGGTACTCTGGGGAGTGTAGGTGACCTGTGTCATATCCAACCACCTCCTTTCATCAATTGGCCAGTGCGGAAGGAATCCAGATTGAAACTGCGCAGTCTTGCTGCGGTGTTTTGCACAGTGAGGCCCACCGTGATGCTGAACACACTGGGCAGCCAGATGTAGCCTTCTGTGCTCTGTAGGCTCTGCTGAAATATTCTGCTGGCCACATAGGCTGCGTTTCTGGCATCGCCATTGGAAGTCATCTGTGTGGTGGTCTGCAGCCGGCTGTAGCCCACACTATTGGTCTGGGCCTGCAGTGCAGTATAGGTCTGTATGTTGGCTAGGTTTATTGGCACGTAGTCGATGTCGTTATTGAGCTCAACACTAAAACTGGTCACCAGCACAGGCAAGGCATTGAACATGTACTGACCATAGGCATCAAACAGCAGCACAGGCGGTGGCGTGCCATTGTTGTCACCACTGCTGCCAAAGTACATCTTGGTCACTGTTTGCAGGAAATGAATACAGGCCAGTGCATAGATACCTTCTTGTTGATTCTGTACGCTGTATGCACCAGCCACAGTGAGCTTGACAGAAGGAGTTTTGGTATAGGCCAATATTTCCTGATTCACATGTACCAACTCTATGTTGGCATAGTCTACCTGTGCATCATAGGTGATTGTGGGCTGATAGGGCCATATCATGCCGTTGGTGGTTTTCAAAGGCTGTAAGAGCCCACTGAGGCCATAGATCTGCGAAACAGCAGCAGGTTTGGGTCGCAGACGAACTCTGCGACCAAAGGCATCGCTACTGGGCGTGGATGATGTGTCAGTGCGGCCAAATTGGCCGATGTCCTCTGCCATAAATAGTCTGATGCTCCATCTACAGCTATTTATGGTGCAAAAAACCACCAAAGATTTCATGAGCAAAATTGACTTACACCACGCTGTTGATACACATTTGCAGTCGTGTGTGCAATACACGCATGCCCAATGAGGTGAACGGCACATGGCCCCAGTGACCAAGATCAAATATCTGACCAACAAGGATCTGCTGGAAGAAATACATCGCAGCAAATCCAGCTATTGTGAATTCACAGACATGCGATATGCCAATTATGATTTCATAGTCACCGATCTTGCCATGGTCACTGAGGACAAGCTCTCCGCCGCTAGACATGCCAAATTGGAACAGCTGACAGCAGCCAGCCGCAAGGCACAGATCGCCCAAGGCATACGCAATCCAGTGGTCTCACTGACACTGGAACATGTGCCCGTGGAAGACATTGTGATACGCATCATGACCTTTGATCACATACCCATCAACCAAGAACGTGCTGCCAAGGCCAAGACCACTGCCGAACGTCACATGAAATGCAACTTTCCGCCATTTCAACATTTTGTGTTCAGAGATGGTGCATTCATGTGTGTGGGCAAGAGCCACTGGCAGGGCGGGCTGGAGAATGGACATTTTGCTGTGACACATGGCAAGATGACCAACAAACTGGCCATGATGTTTATGAAACTGGTAGAGCGCTATGGTCACAGAGGCAACTGGAGGGGCTATTGTGTAGACACGGCCACAGAAGCATTGACCAAAAGAGGTTGGTTAAGCATAGACGACATTTGTGAAGATGACACAATCCTATCATACTCAGATGGTTCGCTCACTTGGAGCAGCATCAAAAGCATATATCGTGGGCAGTATGACGGTCTCATGCACCGTCTCACAGCACGTGGCATGGATGCGTTGATAACACCAAACCACAAGCTGGTTACTGAAAGAGGGCTGGTAAAAGCTGAGCATCTCATGGAATCTGACAGGGTAATACTGATGGGAGATGCAGTAGAAGATGGATCTGGCATATATGAAGACTGCTTGGTTGAGCTAGTAGGTTGGATAGTGACAGAAGGTTGCTACGAATCAAACGAAAAGGGTATCAAACACATCACTATCTACCAAAATTCTAGATCAAAAGCAGATCGAATACGCAACTGTTTGATTAAGCTTGGATATAAGTTCAGTGAATCAATACCAAGAAATAAGAACATAGCCTTTGCTGTGTCCGGTGAAGATTCTCGCACGATTGCAAAATTATTACCAAACAAGAATCTCACCATGGATTTTGTATTATCACTGACCAATGATCAGCGACAATTGCTAATCAACACAATGATCGACAGTGACAGATGGCGAGTAAATGGACCAAGACGCTATGTGCAGAAGAGCAAAGATGGCATAGACATGCTGCAGGTTCTGTGCACACTTGCAGGTATCAAGACCAACCATCATCTGGTATTAGATCATCAGTCATACGGCACAACTTCAACTTTCTATCAGGTGAATTTATTCTCAGAACGAAGAAATACCACACGAGTGGAATGCATTGATTTCCATGGTGGTAAAAGAAACGGTAGAAATTCACGCGGTCCAGGGTCAGGCCGCGGCAAGGCGCACCACCCAAATGAGCCAACCACTCAGTATAACGGCCGAGTTTGGTGTCCGGAGACTGAACACGGCTGTTTTGTGGCGCGCAGGAACGGCAAGGTATATCTCACAGGCAACACGTACATAGAGGAAATGAAATGCCAAGCACTGCTGCAGCTGAGCCAGATAGGACTGCAATTTGATGAGAGTCGCAGCGAAACACCAAACCCATTTGCATATTATACTGCGGCAATAACGAATTCATTTACTCGCATACTCAACATAGAGAAACGCAACCAAAATATCAGAGACGACATATTGATCATGCATGGTGCCATGCCCAGCTACACTCGCCAAACGGAAAATGACATGGCCAATCAGGCCAATAGAGAAGAACCAATAGCTGCATCTGCCAAAACCACAGACGAATAGCAGCTTGATCTATGCTGTGTCCTGCTAAATAATATACAAAAGGATTTGGCATGACACTGCTGGCAGACTGTGATAGACTGTGGTCACTGAAGAAACTCATGATCACACAGTTGGATTCCAGCCAATATAGTCAGACATTTGCAGACATTGCTGCGGCATTGGATATTTCAAATCCTCGACAGATCATTTGGCATGCCATGCACAATCAGCCAATACCACAGTGTGCCTGTGGCAATGGTCTGGCATGGCATGCAGATCGTCGGGAATACAGGACCTATTGCAGCAAGCGCTGCACAGCCGTGTATAGCCAAAGCAAAATCCAAGCAACCAATATCATGCGCAGAGGTGTGGTACATCACACACAGACACAGTCACACAGAGAACAAGTCAAGACCACCAGTTTGAGGCGCTTTGGCACAAGCCATTACAGCAAGACTGCACAGTTCAAACAGAGTGTGATTGCCACTAACCAAGTGAGGCGTGGGGTGGATCATCCGGCGCAGGACCCAGCTACACGTGCCAAAATCAGTCAAACCACATTTGCCAATCACGGCGTGCACAATCCCATGCACAGCCCAGCACTCAAGGCCAAGCAAACAGCCACCAATCTCAACAGATATGGCAGATCAAATCCACT